GCATGCGCATCCTTAGGTAACCTAGAAAGAGCTAGTCGGAATATCGACCACTCTGACTAAAAAGGTGTTTGGGTGGGACATCGTTGATGTTACCTTCTGACGTATTGGCACAATTTGACAACATAAAGAACGTTGTTGCCGCGTTATGTCGTAAGCCTCGCTTCGCCAGCGCAAGCTGGTTAGGGTTGGTTATACGTCTGGTCAGGTTAGGCACGAACCAATGGCTCGTGTACCCCACAGCGTCTACATAACCACCGTTATCCTTATTACGGTAACTGTGTTTAAGTTCTCGCGGAGCCTTGCCCAGGTGTGTAGTACTACACCTATGCGAAACGCCGAAATCGCCGATATCTGTTGCAAAGCGTTTTAACTTCGCATTGTACCGGAGTCTTTCATTCCACGAATAATACTCAGAGGAATAAACGAACCGTTTATAGTTAAACCTGTAAGAGCCATGTGACGACCTAGATATCTTGGCGGGTGTGAACCCGTAGTCCAAAATTCTATAGAAGTCCGTGGATTGCAGGCCCGAGTCATCGGGATAGCCAGGTGGCACAAACCGAAGTTTCAGTTTGTACTCCTTGAACAGTTGCGCGATGAGCTTGAAAAACTCCTTCTCGTACACATAAGACAGATTGCCGAAGTACTGGATGTACTTCTTTGTCAACCTATTCATAATAATATACAACCAAGGTTCAAGCCCAGAATCTCGCATCTGAGATGGGGCCCTAATAGTAAAGGGCCTAACGGGATAACCTCTTACGAAGTCACCACCGCATGATTCTCTGAACCCAGGACCCTCAGAGTAAAAGGATTTCTCCTCATTCACTAAGAATCCAACATTCTGGGCATTCTGCATGAAACACGCAGCATGACCAGTCTCGACCACGCAATCATCACCAAAAACAGAGACACGTCGGTAATCCTTCCGCTTAGGAAAGAGCCGAGTATCCGAATCTTGGTAGAGTGTTGCCTGACCCAGGGCCCAAAAGACGAGAGTCTCAAGTGGGAATGTTGTTGCATTTCCCATTGAAGATACCATATGCAAGTCAACTTGCTCATCACCTAAGGAGGTAGACGAACAACGAACCTGGTCAATGATAGCGAACCACGAGTACGGTAGGATATACCGGAGCAGCTCATAAGACACACAGTCACTTGCAG